GTTAAACGTCTACCCGATGAGAAATACTTACCAAAATACGCATCCCCGTGTTATGACATATACATTAATGAAGATGGAGAAAGCACTATTAAAGGCGGATTCTACGCCTCCTCTATTGCTTATGACCTTGGAAAACTTGAGCATTTAAAGGAGTATGGAATTGACCTCAACAACGTATGATCTCGCAGCGCTGTATGCGCTGTTCTGTCTAGCAACGATGTGTTGCATTTTTTTATTAAACGTATCTGCAATGAGAGTATCGGGAGTGAAGATGGGCTTTATAGGAGCGACTGTATACTTAGTATTTACTTCGGTTGCATCGTTTCTTTTTGCGCCTATCTTTTTCGCAGTATTTGTATTTTACTCAGAAGTTTATTTTAATAAAGTAGTACTCGCTATCATAAATAATTTTGAGGACTAGAGGAAAATAAATCTTGACATTTTACCTCGCAGCATCTATAATATCTATATTGAAATTGAGGAGAAACCAATGCAAGAATTATTAGTTACGGTAGGAGTTTTAGGCACTTGTGGTCTAATTCTTCAACTTTACGTCGCCGTAGTAGAAGATCACTTTGGGCGATAGATTTTACCAACAACAATTAGAGGCTACGGGCAACTGTCCGGGCTATAAAGGAAACCCTAAACGGAGAAGAAAAATGGCGTGGGATGACGACAAAAAGGCACAAGCAGTATCAATGTATGAAGAGGCTGAGCCTACTCCCGAGAACTCAATGGAGATCGTAAAAGAGATCGCTGATGAGTTAGAAGAATCACCTAACGGTGTTCGTATGATTTTAACCAAAGCTGGCGTATATGTAAAGAAAGCCGCCGCAGCATCTGCCCCTAAAGCTGGTGGTGGTACGCGAGTATCAAAAGTTGCAGCAGCAAAAGCACTTACTGATGCACTGACTGATGCAGGTCAGGCTGTTGACGAAGACATCGTTAACAAGTTGACAGGCAAAGCAGCACAGTACTTTACTGGCATTATTACTGCGCTCAACGCGTAAGTAGCTTAAAGCCAACCCCCTCGATGTAGCCTGTCTGCATCGGGGGCTTTTTATTACCTGCCCTCCTGGGTTGCGAAGAAAGAGGTTTCTTTCAAGGCTTCAGGAGTAAAAGTGAAAAAAGAAGAGCTGAGAAAGCAATTAGAAAAGGCCGGAGATGGTATTATTACCTATCGAAGTCCTAAGTCTAAGAAAGTAAAGTACAATATCTGTACTCTAGATTTCTCTACCCCTTACATTAAGGACAAGAGCAATCGAGCAAAAGAAGATGAAAACAGTCTCCTAATGTTTTGTTGGGATACGGATTCTTATCGTCTGATGAAACCTGAGAATGTAACCTCGGTCACACCCTTAGCTAATATACTGAGGAATGACGACTGATGGAGATTTATTCAAAAATTCTATACTCTAACAAAGACCGTCAAGTAAGAATGACTGTCTCTGAGTTTAACGGAGAAGAATATTTACATTTCAGGGAGTATTATTTAGACTTTGATGAAGAATGGAAACCAACAAACAAAGGAACTCACTTACCTCTAGAAATAGACACTTCAAAGGAGTGTTTTAGAGGTATGTCAGAAATTCTTTCGCTTGCCGAAAGCAAGTCTGTTATTGAGGAATATTTCGCTGAAACAATTTGTGACATATACCAAAAATAATTCTTGACTTTTTAACTCAAACCTCTTATAATATTGTTTCTTGAGTGAGAGAAATTAGATGAAAAAACTTCTTGATGCCGCTTCAACCGCCTACTACCAAGGGATTCCGTTCATGTCTGACGCAGAATTTGATATTCTGTGTGCAGAGTGCAACTATAATCCTGTAGGGTACGAAGGAGACTTTGAGTTCGCTCATTTGTTTCCTATGTATTCTTTGAAAAAGGTATTTGTCGGTGACGAGCATCCTCCCTACGATCATAGTGGACACGAAACTGTCGTTAGTCCTAAACTGGACGGTGCTGCCGTATCCCTTAGTTACTATAACGGAGAACTTATCCTTGCCCTAACACGGGGTGATGGAAGGCGAGGCCGCGATATAACTGACAAGATGCGACACCTTGTTCCAGAAGATATGCCATCTGTGGGTGCAGTACAGATAACTGGGGAAGTAGTAGCTCCGGACACTATTCCTAATTCTAGGAACTATGCGTCTGGTGCGCTGAACTTAAAGTCGCTAGAGGACTTTCTCGAAAGAGAAGTACGATTCGTGGCATACGATGTTCAGCCAGCTATTAACCAGTACTGGACTGATGACTTGGAAGGACTAGCGAAAGCTGGCTTTGATACGGTCATTCAGTCAAATTGGACTGGGTATCCTCAAGACGGGGTAGTATTTCGCACGAATGATCGTGTTAAATATGAAGAGGCGGGTTACACGTCCCACCATCCCCGAGGTGCATTTGCACTAAAAGAACGTCCAGAAGGTGTGGTAACACAGTTGTTGGACGTAACGTGGCAAGTAGGTAAATCAGGAGTAATCTCTCCCGTGGCCATACTTGAACCTGTAAAAGTTGGGGACGCTACGGTGTCCCGAGCTACCCTCCATAACATTCGTTATATTGAGGAATTACAATTAGAGATTGGTTGCAATGTTGAGATAATTCGCTCAGGCGAAATAATTCCTAGGATAGTCAGGAGAGTATAATGGATTTTGAAGATCAAAATATATTTATGGTTGGTGGAGTTATGTCAAACTCCGAAAGTTGGCTTGCAGCTATAGGCTTGTACGACTACTTTTGGGGCTTAACTCCCGAAGTTCAGCATAAAATGCTCGTCTCTTGGAGAGATAATCTGGATCTTTTAATAGAAGATGCCGACCATCTAGCCAGAGCTGACCCTGCGGAGGTCGAAGGTAATCTAGTTATCATTGTTGATAAGGAGATTATTGAAGATCGAGAAGTAGCAGATAATGTTATACAATTTCCTCTCAAGTGAGCGGAGTATATAACTTAACGTACTTTAATAACCACCCTGATGAAAAGGACAGGGACGGGGTTCTTTACTGCGTAGTGTTAGTCAATTTAAAAACTAATACTAGAGAGTGTCTGAAAATTGGAATTGCCTCTGGCAAGAATTGGAAAGATGTTCTCAAGCGCAGTAGAGGCTTCACCGGATACGATATACGAATTCAGAAAACGTATCACGACACACTTTACAATGTTTGGAGCCTAGAACAGGCTCTTCATGCCGAGTTTGCTGAGTATAGATACAAGCCAACTCAAAAGTTTGGAGGGCATACTGAGTGCTTCCAAATACGTAAAGAAATAGTTCAAAGTATACCTTCTAAGAGGCGTTATTAATGAATAATAATCAAGACACTTTCATTAGAGTTTATGAAAAGGCTCTAAGCCCTAAGTTCTGCAAAGATCTTATAAACTACTATGACCATGTTGAGAGGCAACAAAAAATACAACACCAGAATTCTGCTAACAGACGTGATGGTGCTGCTTTTGTTGATCCGGCCGCTTGTAGCCAAAACCATTTCTCAATGGATAATGCTAACAAGTATTTAGAAGAATTTAATAATGTATTCTGGGATTATTATTCTAACCATTATTCCAATGAATACAACGTACTATTTGATGTAGGACAGCACACTATATTCACTTATAAGGTGCAGAAGACTTTGCCTGGTGGTGGGTATCACGTATGGCACTGTGAGCAAGACAATATTGATAGGGCCAAGAGGCTTGCTGTCTATACTGTATACTTGAACACAGTCAAAGAAGGTGGTGAAACCGAGTACTTATATGTAAATACTCGAGTTCCTGCTAAGCAAGGGAGTCTTTGTATATTTCCAGCCGGATATACCCATACTCATCGAGGAAACCCTCCCTTGAGTGGGGTGAAATACATTCTTACAGGATGGGTTGAGTATAGATAAATTACTCACCATCGGAAAAATAGTTCTTGACTTTTCAGCTCGAATCACTTATAATAATTGTTCTTTCAGTGGAGTTACAAATTTTGGAAATCTTAGCCCCGTCACATTGCCCCTCCTGCTCCTCAGAGTTGGTATGGGAAGGTGATCTTCTTTACTGCCGCAGTTTAGACTGTGGTGAAGTAAAGCAGGCTAAGGTTATCCATTTTGCGAAGACGCTAAAGATTAAAGGGCTGGGTCCAGCAGCCGTAGCGAAGCTGAACCTAACTAACATTATTGATATTTATAACTTGAGCTTGTCAGATATCTATGTTGGACTTGGCTCTACCAAGCTGGCGGATAAGCTGTACAATGAAATTGAAGATTCCAAGAAAGCCGCACTACAGAATGTGCTACCTGGATTTTCTATTCCGTTAATCGGAAGATCCGCAACTGATAAACTGTGTCGAGTGTTGAATCACTTATCCGAACTATCAGTAGAGATCTGTGAGCTGGCGGGTTTAGGCCCAAAAGCTACATCCAACTTAATGGATTGGTTTGCAAACGAGTATCCTCTAGTAGCAAATCTACCCTTTAGTTTTTCTGCAACAGTTGCTGATGCAGCCAGTACGTCATCTATGGGTATAGTTTGCATTACAGGCAAATTGGTTTCTGTAAAGACTAAATCTGAAGCAGAGAAGCTATTAGTTGCTCAGGGGTATAGTATTAAATCTAGTCTTACGAAAGACGTTACTATCCTTGTCAACGAAAGCGGAATAGAGTCCGCTAAAACTAAAAAAGCTAGAGACGCAGGTGTCTCTATTATTACTAATCTTAACGAACTTTTAGGAGTTTAATTACTATGGCACAGCCAAAATGGACTGAGGAGCGCACAGCCGCACTCGTATCTTTTGTAGGCGACGAATCACCCGTCTCTTACGCAACAGTTGTAGAAGCCGCCGATCAACTCGACACTTCTCCAAAATCAGCAGCAGCAAAACTCCGCAAGATGGAGTATGAAGTACAATCTTCAGCTGCTGCTACCGCTCGTGTTTTCTCTGACGATCAAGAAAACACTCTGCGTACCTTCGTAGAAGACAACAGCGGTGGGTTCACTTATGGACAAATCGCAGAAGCCTTCGAAGACGGTGCGTTCTCTTCCAAGCAAATTCAGGGCAAGTTGCTTTCTATGCAACTGACTCAGCACGTTAAGCCTACCCCTAAGGTAGAAGCTCAGCGTACTTTCTCTGAGTCTGAAGAAGCAACCTTCGTATCTATGGCCACTAGTGGCGCATTCCTCGAAGACATTGCAGACGCTCTAGACCGTTCTGTAAATCAGATTCGTGGTAAGGCACTAAGTCTCCTACGTACGCAAGCCATCGAAGCTATTCCTGCTCAGCGCGAGAGCAAAGGTTCTACTCGAGTAGATCCACTGGAAGGCATTGATGTCGCTTCTATGACCGTAGAAGAAATTGCAGAGTCAATCGGCAAGACTGCTCGTGGTGTTAAAACCATGCTCACTCGTCGCGGTTTGACTGCTTCTAACTACCCTAAGGCTAGTAAGAAAGCAACTGCTTAATTAATTTGTTTGCACCAAGGGCGGGGGAAGACTGTCATAAGTCTTCTCCTGCTTTTTCTTGCTCCGTAGTTTGTACGAGGAACCTATAAGTGAACCTGTCTAGTATTCTGCTTAAATCTGTAATCGCGTTCAGCGATATGGATGTGTGGTCAGAATGCGAGCAGCACTACTTTCCCGCTGAATACGCAGCAATGTGGAAGGTTTTGAACAAATATGTTCAAGATCACAACTCTCTCCCCTCCTTTGAAGCGCTTAGTCTTTCCGTTAGAGATGGTCACCTTCGTGACAAATTCTCTGCACTTGAAAGAGTAGAGCTTGTAGAAGACGTAGATTCCGCCACCCTGTTGGAGTACTTAAAGAATGAGTACGCGCAGATAGAGATTATGCGACAGCTTGATAAATATCTTGATAATACTATTGCTATGGAGTCAGCCGTAGAGAGTATTGAATCCCTACAAGAAATTGTATTGCATATGGAAGAGAAAGTCGAAACCCGACCTCGTTCCGAGAATATGCAAAAGATTGAACTTATTAGTTCTCAAGATGACCTACTGCGAAATGTCGCTTTGGGTTTGAATTCTGATTATGATGAGACACAGAAGTTTGCCCCCAGTGATTTAATTCTCATTGGTGGTAGGCGTGGCGGAGGTAAGTCTATTACTTGTGCTAATATGGCTGTGAATGCATTTGCGAATAATCAATCTGTTATGTATTTTACTATCGAGATGGACAGTCAAGCCATCCTGCAGAGATGTTGCTCTATAGCAACCGGAGTACCCGCCGCCGCTTTACGGAATGGAAACTTATCCATTTCTGAATGGCAGTTAGTTGCTCAGTGGTGGTCTTCTCGTTTTGAAGACGGAGAGAGGAATCTACACAACTATCTTTCCCATCGAGACTTCAGAAAATTACAGAGCGATCTTTCTGAGAATCCTCTTCGTGAAGTTCAGTTGGATGTTATATACAATCCTTCTCTTAGTCTTGCGAATATTCGTACAGAACTGGATAAAAAGATTAATCGTCTTAATCCAAGCGTAGTGATTGTTGATTATATCAACCAGGTGAAAAGAGGAAGTGTTGCTAGTAATCGTATGGGACAATACGATTGGACTGAGCAAATCGAGGTTAGTAAAGCTCTGAAAACATATGCTCAGGAGTATAATGTTTTAATGGTATCCCCTTACCAAATTGACGCAACGGGAGAGGCAAGATTTGCTAAGGGTATTTTGGATGCGGCAGATGCGGCATTCACGCTTGATCCGCACAGTAAAGAACAGAATATTATGACGTTTAACTGTGCGAAGATGCGTAATAGTGAAGAAGTTAATTTTACTTCTAGAATGGATTGGACTTCTCTGCGTGTTGGCCCCGAGTCAGCTGTAGTAGAAGAGGTTGAGGTTGAGGACGAAGAGGAGGATGTTCCATGGAACAGGGCAATCTAGAGGCTCCTTACTTAACTTTTGATAATGTTTTCAACCCTCAAGAGTTGGGAATGATTAAAACAATTCTACATAACTGTGACTGGCAAGTGTCTACTACAGAAGATCATGGTGCTGCTCAAGTTGGTCAAAAGAAGGGTATGTCTTGCAATCTTGGGTTGCTTTATCCAGACGCCACCTTTACTTTTCCCACTAATCCTTTAGTGGGAATTCAACAGAGCATTTTAAATGGTGATGTAGGCGAAGGACACTGGGCTTGGAGATACTTTAATTCTAAAAATGTTATGTCAGTAATAGCAGCTAAGTATTCAGAAGGGGATTATTATGAACCTCATTTTGATCACTCTATGCTTACTATACTATGCTTTTTTGCTGACGACTATGTCCTAGGTGGAGACCTAGTGTTAGAGAAGTCTCATAAAATTAATTTTAAACACAACCGTGTTGTAATTATTCCAGGGGTCATCATACATGAAGTGACTCCTGTATTAGCGGGTAATAGGTACTCGATAACGATGTTTATAGCATGAAAATAGAGTATGTAAACGGTATGCCACTCGTCATTATTGACGATTTCTTTGCCGCCGCAGAGAGGTGGTTCACACTGAGTCTAATAGCACAGCATGATCTTGCAAAAGACACTGAGGTTACTGGATCAGCGGCGGAAAATGGCAGGTTATTAAGAAACAATAGTGGGGCTTGGGCTGGTGTTATTGCTCCCACTAATACTTCTAAATTACCACTTCGACCATACTGGGCAGCCCAGGATGAACTCATAGCTAGTGACCATTGGTTTTGGCGGTATATCCGCAAAGATAGGGGGAATGTAATGTACTCTCACTATGCTGATGGTGACAGCTATGGGGCTCATTTTGATGAAGCAAAAATTACTTGGCTTACTTGGCTTACACGAGATCAAGAGCCTCTCTTTACTGGAGGTAATTTAATCCTAGAGGAAGAGAAAATAGTAGAATTTAAAGACAATAGAACAGTAATATTTCCTTCTTGCATGATACACGAAGTGGACGAAGTAAAGTTTACTGGAAATAGTAAAGGAAGATATACAGTAACGGTATTCCAACAATGAGCGCAGTAGAAGACATTTTACAAGAAAGAAAAATACCTTTTCGTGTTTCTGGAAAGGATTTGACTATACCTTGTTTAAACCCCAATCACGAGGATCGTAATCCTTCTATGCGTATAGATAGAGTGTTGGGTATATTTAATTGTTTCTCTTGTGGTTACAAGGGCAACATATTTAAGTTTTACGGAGTAGAAGCAAGCGAAGTAGGCTTGAAAAGAGAAAGATTAAAGAGAAAGATGGACGATATTCGTAGTGCTGGAGTTGGTCTTGCGATGCCTGATAATACTACACCTTTCCTTCGAGACTGGAGAGGGATTTCAGCAAGTACATATGAGAAGTTTGGTGCGTTCTATCATATTCATTCAGACTTCAACGGGAGAGTGAACTTTCCTATTAAAGATGCTAGTGGTAGAATAGTTTGTTTTCAAGGTAGAGATGAGACAGGTACTCTACCTCAAAAGTATATGTTTACTCCGAGCGGTTCAAAGCCACCAATGTTTCCTATGGCAGAACCAGTTCGAGGTAAAATTATGTTAGTAGAAGGTATATTTGATATGCTAAATCTACATGACAAAGGTATGACAAATGCAATATGTATCTTTGGTGTAAATAACTTTTCGGAAGAGAAGTTAGGATTACTTAAAATCTCTGGAGTAACTGGCATTGATGTAGCCTTTGATGGTGACGATGCTGGAAGAAAAGGAGTAGAGAAGGTAAAGGAAATATGTGGGGATTTTCCTGTGAGAGATATTAAACTTACAAAGGGAGATCCTGGTGATTTAAACAGACAACAAGTAGAAGGATTGTGGAGAAGGCTTTATGGCTAATGTTGCGGTTATAGAAAAAGTTTCGATGGGGTATGATTATTCAAGGCACTTTAACTTTGAATTCGATACCTTTGCTCTTTGCTCAGATAGAGGCAAGGAAAAAATACTCAAGAGTGATGTTGATATTAATATCGACACGGATGCTTATGAGTGGGTGGTCCTAATAGGTTCGGAAGCGCTCAAGCACTTTACGAAAGCTACAAAGATTACCGAATATAGTGGTACTGTTCTGGAAGACAAGTTCTTACCAGCAATTAGTCCTGCTATGGCGAAGTTCCGTCCAGAGGCGAAAGCTGTATGGAAAAAGACAGAGGATAATATCAATGCCTATGTCTCTGGTTCTAAGCAAATTGCAACTGTAGATGAATCAGTAGCAGTAGGTATTCAAGACACTGAAGAAGCAAACAACTTCATTCGTGCCGCAATAGCGCATGATTGTGATTATGTTGCTCTTGATAGTGAAACAACGGCTCTGTACCCTCGAAACGGATATATGCTAGGAATTAGTATATGTTACGATGGTAAGACTGCTGTATATATTGATACTGACTGCTTCTCAGAAGAGACTGAAGCTCTTCTACAGAGGCTATTCAATGTGAAGCGAGTTATATTTCATAATGCTAAGTTTGATATTCCATTCTTTGAGTATCACTTCAACTTCGAGTTTCCGAACTTTGAAGATACGATGTTGATGCACTATGTGATGGAAGAGAGACCTGGCACTCATGGACTAAAGCAACTTGCTATGCAACTTACTCCTTATGGTGACTATGAGAAACCAATGTATGATTGGATGGATCAATATAGGAAAGAACACGGCGTACTAAAAGATGATTTCAAGTGGGAATGGATTCCTTTTGACATCATGAAAACTTATGCAGCTATTGATGCACTAGTAACTTTTCAAGTATACGAGCAACTTGCGGCCGTATTGAAGAAAGGAAACCCCTGTCTATCAAACTTGTATCAGAATATTCTGATACCTGCTTGTAGATTCTTGATGAATATTCAAGATAACGGGGTTCCTTTCGACATGGATAGGCTTGTCAATGGTCAAGGTTTGATGAGCGAGCAGATCTCCCAAGCAGCCGCGATTCTCGCGGAAAATGAGGCGATTCGTGCGTTTGAAGAAGATTCTGGTAAAACTTTTAATCCCAATAGTGTAGTGCAACTCCGAAAAGTACTCTTTGATTACTGTGAACTTCCTCCAACTGGAATTAAAACAGCAAAGGGTGAGTTCTCTACAAATGCGGAAGTACTAGAAATCCTCTCGTCATTACACGAAGTGCCTGCACATATTCTCAACGTGAGAAAGAAGGGAAAGATTAAGAATACTTATCTTGATAAGATTATTCCTCAGCTTGACAAAGACGGACGACTCCGTACTAACTTTAACTTGCATGGTACTACTTCTGGACGACTATCTAGTAGTGGGAAACTTAACATGCAACAGATTCCACGAGATGATCCTATCATCAAGGGATGTATAAAAGCAGCCCCCGGACACAAGATTGTAGCGATGGACTTAACAACTGCCGAAGTTTATGTAGCGGCTGTCTTAAGTAATGATGTGGAGTTGCAAGAAGTGTTTAAGTCCGGAGGAAACTTTCATAGTACAATCGCACACAAAGTATTTAACTTGCCCTGCGGTGTAAGTGAAGTTGCTGAAAAGTTCTCGGAGAAGAGACAAGCAGCAAAAGCTGTAACTTTCGGTATTATGTACGGTGCTGGTCCAAAGAAGATCTCTGAGCAGGTCACAAAAGACGGTGGTACTATGTCTATGAAAGAAGCTCAGATTGTTATTCGTGATTACTTCGCCGCCTTCCCAGGTCTTAGTGATTGGATTGAAGATCAAAAAGCACACATTGCTCGATATGGTGAGTTGTACTCTCTTTATGGTAGAAAGCGTAGACTTCGTGACGGCATAGAAACTCAGCAGATAAGAGATATTCGAAAGAAGAAGAACTGGATGATTAGTGATGATGAGAAAGCTATGCTTGGAGCACAGGCAGGAGCCGTAAGGTCAGGACTCAATTTTCTTGTTCAATCAAGTGCCTCTGACATTAATCTTCTTGGAGCAGTAGACGCAGAGCAGCATATACGTAAACGTGGTATGAAGTCTCGTATTTTTGCATTAGTGCACGACTCGGTTCTTGCCGAAGTGCCTCTTGATGAAATTGACGACTACTGCCTTCTGCTGAAGACTTGTATTCAAAAAGATAGAGGTATTATGATTGAAGGATGTCCAGTAGGCTGTGATTTTGAAATAGGCGATGACTATTCTATGGGTAAGTTTGATGCTAAGTACGCTAACCTATAGGGCTGTATTGAATAGAATTGAGTTTCCAGTATATGCTGTAGCAAATTTGGAAGACTCATGGACAGAAGATGGTCTAGTATTTCATAATGAACTTGTACTAGACGACAGGAATCAACCTTTTGATACTCTTGGTCTCAGAAGGTTGCATACCCCACATAAGAAAAAACGCCTTTCAAAGGCATATTTTGATTTTATAGAATTAATAAAGGCAAAAGACCATCAGTTTATTGATAGTAATGGAATACTATTTGAGTATGAAAAAACATTGTTTTGTGAAATAAAATCTTATAAAATCAATAAAAAATTCGCAAAGGATACCTATAGTGTTATATTTTGTAAGGGTGTAAATAGCCCTTATATACTAAAAAGATATCCTCATGCGGAAGAATGGGCACAGATTTTGTGTTATAAATCACTGCCCTGGAAGTTGTATAGTCTTTCAGAAGACGAAATAGACACTTTTAAAAGGAAGATTTAATGGGTCGCAGACGAAGCGATGTACTCCAGAAAAATAATTTTGTATTACAAGAGATGGAACCACTCACCAAATCCCAGCTTGAAGTATGGGAATCTAGTAAGCATATGATGCTTCATGGGTGTGCCGGAACCGGCAAGACTTTTATATCTCTTTACCTAGCTCTTGATGACATAGAGAAAGGTAAGTACAAAAAAGTTACAGTAATAAGAAGTGTGGTACCTACCCGAGAAATGGGTTTCTTACCTGGTACAGAGCGAGAAAAAGCAAAAGTATACGAACAACCTTATGAGAGTATATTTTGTGAGCTATTTGGAAGGGGAGACAACCCCTACGATCAATTAAAAACAAAAGGAGTTGTAAACTTTATTACCACCTCACATGTTAGGGGTATTACCATTAGCAATAGCGTAGTAATAATAGATGAGTGTCAAAATATGACATTTCATGAACTAGACAGTGTTATGACTAGAATTGGCCAAAATTGTAGAGTTATATTTTGCGGAGATTTTTTTCAGTCTGATCTGAAAGATAGTGGTATTAATAGGTTTATGAAAATACTAAAGAAAATGGACGAGTTTGACTTTGTTGAGTTTGGAATACAAGACATTGTTAGAAGCGATCTAGTTAAAAGTTACTTAATAACTAAGTACAAGGAGGAGTTATGAATATTTACAAGACTTTATTTGGAGAGCAAGCATGATACTTTCAGCAGTTAAAACATCTGCACTTGCGGCTATTAATCGACACAATGTAAACATTAAAACAATGCTAGAAAATCCTCAGAGTATTCCCGAGCATACTGATATTGTTCAAGCTGTTGAAGAGGAATTGCTGAAAGTAGCCCATCAAGTAGATATACTAGAATCTATAAACCAGTATGACGACTGGGACATGTCTGAATGAAAAAAGCTCTGATCTCCAATAGAATTTATTTAGAGCCAGAAAACCCTGACCATCTTATGCTCATGGAAAAAGCTCTAACATATAGAATAGACCCGTATAGAAGGGATATGCCTCCTACTGTTATTAAAAACATAAGGAAAATTCGTTCTAATCTATACTCTATTCCTATTGGACGATCAGATCTTATACCAGATAATTACGAGAAAGTAGACCAGAGAAATATAGTTCCTGTAGACTTTCCTAAATTTAAATTTGATTTAAGAGCAAGCCAAGAGGAGGTATACGATGATATCGAAGATAATGCTATTATTAACGCGTTTGTGTCATGGGGTAAGACGTTCACGGCTTTGGCAATCGCAGCTAAACTTGGTCAGAAGACTTTGGTTATTACTCATACAGTGGCACTCCGAACGCAGTGGGAAAAAGAAGTACAAAAAGTCTTCGGAATATCGGCCGGACGAATCGGAAGCGGACAGTTTGATACGGAAAGCCCTATCGTAATAGGAAACGTACAAACACTGTATAAGAATAAAGAAAAAATTGCTAAGACCTTTGGAACTCTTATTGTAGATGAGTGTCACCATATACCAGCAAATACTTTTAACAGGTTAATAGATTCTAGTTATGCTCGGTATAAAATAGGTCTATCGGGTACTGTGGAGAGAAAAGATGGTAGGCATATACTTCTGCCCGACTATTTTGGACAAACAAAGTATACTCCGCCAAAAGAAAACTTTATGATGCCTTCAGTAGACCTTATAAAGACTACTATAAGATTCATGGACGGAGCAAGAATTCCTTGGGCTAACAGGATAAATGATCTTGTAAACCAAGAAGATTACGGTAAGTTAGTAGGTATACTAGCTGCCGCTTATAGAAAGAAAGGACACAAAATACTTTTAGTTTCGGATAGGGTTAATTTTTTAAATAGACTACATCGAACCCTTGGAGATGTCTCTGAGCTTGTTACCGGAGCTACCGATTTAGATGAAAGAGATAAAAAGATACAAAGAATCCTAGACGGTAAAAGTGATATACTTCTAGGCACTCAAAGTATTTTTTCAGAAGGAATAAGTGTTAATAATTTAAGTTGCCTAATACTAGCTACGCCTGTTAGTAATGCACCTCTTCTTACGCAATTAATAGGGAGAGTTATACGCAAATTTGAAGGTAAAATAGATCCAGTAATTGTAGATATAAATCTGAAGGGCAAAACTGCTGAAAGACAAGCTCAACTGAGAGCAGGGGTATATCTCCAAGAGGGTTACACAATGAATCAGGTTGAGATGTGAAAAATAATTCTTGACAACACAAGGTATTTGTAGTATAATATATGATTATATTCGATTGGACAAAGGTTTATCAGACATCAGGTGGTAGTAGTAGTAATATTATAAATATTATTGCCTACTTGACACTTAAACCGCTTCCGTTAAATAACTATGACCATAAAATTAAAAGGCTATCTCAAATAGATTGGTCGGGAAATTCTTACCTCTTAAATCCTATGCCCGTAATAACCGCCAGGAGGGACATAGGAGTACACGAGCTTGCACAGTACGTGGCGCTTGCAAGTTTTCGTAATCTGGCGGAATATAAGACCACTAAACGAGCGACTCTAAGGACAATTGAAAGTCCAGTTGACTTGGAGTTATTAAAAAGCAATGAGTTACTTACAATAGTTGACGATCAAATCTTCTTCTGTTGGGAAGAAACTAAATACTAAGGAAAACAAACTATGGGAATTAAATTTACTAATGCAGCAGGATCAGCAAAACGACGACAAATCGACCAGTACACGTACAAGAATGGTTCTAATTCTGTTCGTATCTTTGGTGATTTGCTTCCTCGCTATATCTACTGGGTAAAGGGCGAGAACGACAAGAACCTTCCAATGGAAGATCTGTCTTTTAGCAGAGAAACTGAGCGTCGAGACACTAACGAGAAAGATTGGGTAAAAGTATACTACCCTGATCTTCAAGCTAGTTGGTCTTACTCTATTCAATGTATTGACTTGCAAGACGGCAATGTTAAAGTATTGAATCTAAAGAAGAAGTTGATGGAGCAGATCCTTCAGGCAGCAAAAGAATTGGGCGATCCTTGTGATCCCGATGCTGGCTGGGAAGTACATTTTGAGCGAAAGAAGAACGGTCCTCACGTATACAACGTAGAGTACACTCTCGACCAAATTAAGTGCTTCAAGAATACTAAGCCTATGACTGATGCTCAGAAAGAGGCTATGGGTGCTGCAACTCCTATTGACGAGCTTCTACCACGACCAAGTGAAGATGCTCAGAAAGAACTGCTTGAGCGTATTACTACTGGTGCTAAGCCAGAAGAAAATACTGATGACACTGTTGACGCGATGTTCGATGTATCATGATACTGTTCACAGCAGACTGGCACATTAAGTTAGGACAAAAGAACGTACCTATAAACTGGGCACGTAATCGCTATAATATGTTCTTTGAGCAGATTAGAGGTCTTGAAAAAATGTGCAATATGCACATCATAGGGGGCGATTTATTTGATCGCCTACCTAATATGGAAGAGCTAGAAATTTACTTTAAGTTTATTAGGGACGTAAAAATCCCTACTATAATTTATGATGGTAATCACGAAGCTACAAAGAAGAATAAAACCTTCTTTACTAGTCTTAAACAGGTATCGAGGGATATAAATCCTTTAGTACATATCATAGACGTTTCTTACGTAGATGAAGACTATGGTTTCGGAATTCTTCCGTACGCAGATTTGCATAGAAAAGAATCTGTAGAAAAGTTTGATTTTAGTAATCCTTTGTTTACTCATGTTAGGGGTGAAATACCTCCTCACGTGACAGCAGAGGTTGACTTAACGAGATTTGAAGATTTTCCTGTAGTATTTGCAGGAGATCTTCATTCTCATACTAATACTCAAAGAAACATTGTTTATCCAGGTAGTCCTATGACTACTTCTTTTCATAGAAGTAAAGTAACTACTGGATACATACTGATAAATCCCCATACTTGGGGATGGCAGTGGGAACCTTTCGATCTTCCCCAATTACTCAGGAAAACTATTAGTTCTCCTGATGAAATGATAGCAGGAGACTATGACCATATAATCTACGAGCTAGAGGGAGATTTAGGAGATTTGGCAAATGTTAAAGCTACTGAATTACTTGATAAGAAAGTAGTAAAAAGAAGTTCTGAGGCAGCACTCTTACTTAATAAAGAGATGACTATAGGACAGGAGTTAGTAGAATATCTAACTTATATTCTAGAGATACCAGAGAGTAAAATACCAGACGTTATAGGGATATTTAATGATTACACTAAAGACCTTGAAATGGAGTAACTGCTTCTCTTATGGAGCAGATAACTCTGTAGACTTGTCTGACCAAAAAATTACTCAAATCTTGGGGACTAACGGGGTGGGCAAATCGTCCATCCCGTTAATTCTTGAAGAAGTATTGTTTAATAAAAATTCTAAAGGTATTAAGAAAGTAGATATACCGAATAGAATGTTTAATGATGGGTACTCCATAAACCTAACATTTTATAAGAATACTGATCGCTATGAGATTGATTTGCATCGGAAAGCATCTATCAAAGTAAAACTATTGAAAAATGCAGAAGATATAAGTAGTCATACAGCGACCAATACTTACAAGACTATAGAAGAAATTTTAGGAATTGACTTTAAAACATTTTCGCAGATTGTATATCAAAATACAAATGCCAGTTTAAACTTCTTAACAGCAACAGATTCTAACAGAAAGAAATTTCTTATAGATTTGCTGGGCTTAGAGAAGTACATACATATTTTTGATTTGTTTAAAGGTGTTTCACGAGAAGTAGATGCTGAGTACGCAAGGATTGAAGGTAAGGTAAATACCATTGAAAAATGGTTGCAAAATAACCGACTGACCGATACTACCCCAAAGGGTATCGAAGATTTACCTAAAATGTCGGAAGAAGAACAGGATGAAATCAGTCATCTTATAGCTGAAATTAAAAATATTTCGACTTCAAATAGAAAAATTTCCACCAATAATAAATACAAAGAAATGCTAAAAAGTATTGACGTGGATAAGGCTAGAGAAAACGTAGCTGATAAAGAGTTACAAAGCTATGATTCTTTACAAAGCGAGGTTGGCTCTCTAAATGCGCAGATTAATATCGCAAAAGATGCGATAAACAAGTTTCTTAGTCTAGGAAATGAGTGCCCTTCCTGTGGGCAAGAGGTACAAGAAGGCTTCAAGGATTCTCATATCACAAAACATAAAGCTGATATTTATACATGGCAAGTGCAGAGGGACAAGCTAGGAAAGAATATCACTTCTATTAGAGAAGATAATGCTGTATTTACTAACAGTACAAATACTATTAAAGAATGGGAAAGACTGTTTAGTCAAATAGATAGACAAATAGGGTCAGAACTGTTAGATGAGTATGAGTTACAGTCAAAACTAACAACTTTGCAAGATAAAGCTAGAGAAAAGCAGGAACAGATAAATGCTATTGTTAAGTTAAATCAGGCGTCTGTGGCACATAATGCTAAGATTAATGTTATTAGTGAACAAACAAAAGAGTTTGAAGAGCAACTGGCAGCTATCCAAGATTCCTTCGTAAAAGCAGATGCTCTAAGAAGCAATTTGGAAATTCTTAAAAAAGCATTTAGTACAAATGGACTTATCGCTTACAAGATAGAAAATCTAGTAAAAGAACTAGAAGTAGTAACTGGCGATTACTTAGCGGAACTTTCCGATGGAAGGTTCACACTCAATTTTACAGTATCAAATGATAAGTTAAATGTTGAGATAACTGATAACGGTAATACAGTAGATATTCTAGCACTTTCTTCTGGGGAACTAGCACGAGTAAATACAGCTACTCTGCTGGGTATTCGTAAGATTATGAATAGTTTATCATCAAGTCAAATAAATGTGTTGTTTCTTGATGAAGTTATTACTGTGTTGGATGATCAAGGCAGAGAAAAATTAGTAGAGGTATTATTAGAAGAAGAACTTAATACTTATTTAGTAAGCCATGGATGGTCTCATCCCTTACTAGAAAAGCTCGAAGTTCAGAAGTATGATAATATTAGTAGGTTAGTAAATGGTTGATTCTAGAGCTAAAGGTGCACGAGGAGAATACGCAGTAAGAGACTTGCTTCGAGAAAAAACAGGTCATAAGTTTGAACGAGTACCTAGCTCTGGTGCTCTTTCTTACCTTAAAGGCGATCTATATGTACCTAATAAAAGAAATCACTTCTGCATAGAAGTTAAAAACTATGATAAAAGTCCAATGTCAGATAAAATCTTTACTAATAAGACTAATCATTTGATCGGATGGTGGACTAAGATAGTAGAACAAGCAACTGCAAGAGATTTATCTCCTCTGTTGTTTTTTAAATACACTCGATCTAAAGTTTTTGTGGTTGCTCCCGAGAAGCCAGAAAATACTAGATATACTTATATATCATGGCTTGATTGCTACGTTATGTTAGCCGAAGAGTGGTTAGATAATGAGACCCAGGAGTGGATATATGAACTTTAGTAATAAAATAATAGGGAAAGACAATAACAATGTTCTAGTTGTCGACTCTATGAATTTAGCTTTTAGATGGAAACACCAAGGCAAGACAGACTTTGAATATGAGTATCTAAGAACCGTGGAGAGTTTAGCTCAGTCTTATGATTGTGGCAACATTATAATCACAGCTGACCAAGGTAAAAGCTCTTACAGGTTAGATTTATGCTCAGAATACAAAGCAAATAGAGCAGAGAAATATAAGGACCAAACAGAAAAAGAAAAAGAAGAAATGAGGAAGTTCTTTGAAGAATATGAACAAACTCTAGAGGCTTTATCTAAAGAATATTTGGTTCTTAGACGCGCAAAGGTAGAGGCAGACGATATAGCTGCTTATATATGCAAACACCGAGAAAAATTTGGTATAGAAAATATTTGGCTAATATCTAGTGATAGAGACTGGGACTTAATGATAAATGAATATGTCTCAAGATTTTCTACAGTTACTCGGAAGGAAACAACTTTATATAATTGGGACGAGTTTTTCGATTTTCCAATAGAAGACTATATTAGTTTTAAAGTTTTGACTGGAGATAAAGGAGATAATGTAGAAGGTATCCCTTCTATTGGCCCGAAGAGAGCTACTGATTTATTAAATCAGTATAAAACTGCTTTTGATATTTATGATAACATTCCGATACCCGGAAGTTATAAGTTTATTCAGAATCTCAATGCAAACAAAGAAAGATTATTGTTAAATTATGAATTAATGGATTTGTTGGGGTATTGCGAAGAAGCAATTCAACATCCAGGACACTCTCTACAAGAAGTAGACGGTGAAATAGAGGGTTATTTGAATGGAAGTTAAGGTAGATCTCAGTAGAGACAAACTGCTATCAGAGTTCAGTTTTAAAACTCTGAAAGATAGATATTTAATAGAGGGAGAAACATCCCCTCAGCACGCTTTCGCACGTGCGGCGAAAGCATTTGCTTCAAACGAAGAACACGCACAAAGATTGTACGACTACGCTAGTAACTTATGGTTTATGTTTTCCACACCAGTATTATCGAACGGTGGAACAGATAGAGGTTTACCTATATCCTGCTTTCTCAACTATGTCGATGATTCTAGGACTGGTATCACAGACCATTATACGGAAAACGCCTTTCTATCTTCCGTTGGGGGAGGAATTGGAGGAAACTGGTCAAATCTTAGGTCTGTAGGAAGTAAAACTTCTCGGGGATCAGAAAGTACCGGAGTAATTCCTTTTTTGAAGGTTGTAGATGCAGAAATGTTAGCGTTCTCACAAGGAATAACACGAAGAGGTAGTTATGCGGCATATTTGGACATATCTCACCCAGAGGTCGAAGAATTTCTCGATGTTCGTAAGCCTACAGGCGGCGACATTAATAGAAAGTCTACTAATTTGCATCATGGTATCGTTGTTAGCAATAAATTTATGGAGCTAATAGAAGCCGCTACTAAAATAGAAGGGTTCGACGATAGCTGGGATCTTATTGATCCTCACTCGAAGCAAGTAAAGAAAACAGTTTCAGCAAAAACACTGTGGGTAAAACTAATACAGAACAGAGTGGAGACAGGCGAACCTTATATTATGTTCGGAGATACCGTACAAGATAGCTTGCCTGATTTTCAGAAAGAGATGGGCCTTAAAGTTCATCACTCTAACCTTTGTTCTGAGATTACTCTCGCAACAAACGAAGAAAGAACAGCAGTATGCTGTCTATCAAGCGTAAATTTAGAGGAATTTGATACATGGTCACAAGACCCTATGTTTATTAGTGATCTTGTTGAAATGCTAGACAATGTATTAGAATATTTTATTAACAATGCACCGCCCGAGTTAGAAAAGGCTATAAGGAGTGCGGTGAACGAACGGTCCATCGGACTAGGAGCTATGGGATTCCATGCGTATTTACAAAGAATCAATATTGCTTTTGAAAGCCCTATGGCAAAAGGTCGCAATCTTCGTATTTTTAGGCATATTAAAGAGCACGCTGTGGCTGCTACAAAGCGGCTTGCGAGTGAGCGAGGCGATGCCCCCGATGCGGAAGGTCATGGGATACGTAATAGTCATCTTTTGGCTATTGCTCCTAATGCCTCTAGTAGCATTATCTGTGGCAACACTAGCCCTAGTATTGAGCCTTACAGGGCTAATGCATTTGCTCAAAAAACTAAGTCAGGTACTAGTCTACAGAAAAACGAATACTTAGAAGCTATGTTGCAAGAAATTGACATGGATACAGAAGAAGTTTGGAAAGATATTACGACAAATGGTGGATCTGTTCAACACCTTGATTTTCTTGACGACTGGACAAAAGAAGTGTTTAAGACAGCTGTAGAAATAGACCAGCGATGGATTATTGAAATGGCAGCGGATCGGCAGGAGTATGTCTGTCAAAGTCAGTCTTTAAATGTGTTTTTCCCCGCTAATGTCTCAAAAGCAGAACTTCATTCTATACATATGATGGCTTGGAAGAAGAAAGTAAAAACCCTTTACTATCTACGAAGCGAAGCATATCGAAGAGCAGAAACTGTATCTGATGAAGTTCTTAGACAAAGAATTTTTGAATCTATGGATGATGAGGGGTGTTTAGCTTGTGAAGGATAAAACATTAAAATTAATGATACTTATAGGCATTGGACTAGGTCTTGTGCTTTCCGCGTGTCAAACGACAGATCCAGAACCTTTTATTCTGGGAGACGAAGTGGAGCCACCTCGTGGGTGTGTAGAAGCTCGTAAAAGAGGAGTAGATTGTTGAGAGAAGATTTAAAAAAGATACTAGTAGGGGTATTAGCACAGGCTCATGCAGAGCATATTTACATACCAGATAAAGAGCAGTACGGGCTAAGAGAGCATTGGGTAGCCTCTTTAGAAGGAGATTGTGAAGACTTTGCTCTTTGGTGTAAGGAAACACTAGAGACACAGTGGGACATAGATACAGACCTTATCTTCTGCAGAACAGAGAAAGGCGGGGGGCATCTAGTTGCTTCTGTAGACGGGTGGATACTTGATAATAGATATAAGTATGTGCTGTCAAAAGATGAAATGAACTATTGCTGGGAAAAGTTAGGCAGGGACGGGGTTTGGTATGACATCTCGAAAGACAACTGAGTGCTGGCAAATTTGGAAATATACAGTGGGCTCATTTAATGATGAGACAACAGAGCAATATGATAACGTAATTGCTGTAATACGCACTTTAATAGTGCTAGTAAATGTAACTACTTGCTTTTTTATAATGAGCAATATAGTACACAATTGGT